CTTGTGTGTAACTAATCGTGATTCGGTAATACCACTACATTTGAGTTACTCTTTGAGATTTTCTCAATCATTCCATCTTGCATAGCAATTTACGATGGACGCACTAACCTTACTTTTCGCACTTCTTGATAAACTCAATAACTATGAACCTTTCGAGGTTTGGCTATCTGTCCTCTACAACTATTCACGGTTTTATTTGATTTAATGTTTTCTATCACGAAACCACTATAACGTGGAAAAATGTTCGTCTAAATCGACTGAATTATATTATTTGAAATGCTATGTCGCATTAAAGAAGCCTATATTTTTAGGCGTGAGAAATAGACACAAACAATTTGCTAAGTCGCAATATTGCCTATGTCGGCTGAATACTATATCGTATCCGACACCCACTCTCAAAAGAGAGTGGAACGCACTAGACCTAACGGCTATTTATACTCGTCTAGTCGAGTTCGAGGAAGCCTTTAGACTTCCCCATTCAACTGTGCTACTGTGAAGATAGTAGGTAACTCTTTGAGGTGTTTCTTAGCAGTACTCTCTGTGTTATATCCCCATGCTTTGAAAGTACGGGTTTTTCCGTCTTTCTCGTAGGATACCTCAATCTCTTTGATACCTTTGAGTGCTTTAATAGCACCGTTCATAAGGGACTTCTCTGAACGTGTCCAACCATTCTTCCGTGAGATACAGAACAACTTTGTACCGTCAACAGCAACCTGCTCTTTAACCTGATACTGTGGCTTGAAGTCTTTAGTTGCAACATAAGTCTTTGACTGTGTATCGGCTTTAGCATCTGCAACATACTGTGTCTGAGAAGTGCTAACGATATTCTCCATGTTCTGAGCACCTTTAATCATAGAGTAAATCTTTGTTGCTAAATCATCTGTAACCATAAATGTTACTCCGTTTAATACTACTGTGTTGTCTGCTACTAATGTTTTTTCTGTCATGTTAATCATAACTACCAACCTTTCCGTCACTATCTTGTGACTATAAAATATATTTTTTGTGTCGTTGCTATTTCGCAACCCCTTTCGGTGTGACCACCTTAACACGTTATTTTGGGTTTGTAAAACGCATTTTTGCTCGATTTTGCCCATCGAAACTGCCAAAAATTATGATTTGTGGAAGTTTCGTTTGCGGAGTAAAAATGTGATGGGGGCATGGTTAAAACCCTGATTATAAGCGGGTTTTAGAATTTGGGCGTTAGCTAGTTAATTTTCACACTGACTCGCAAATATAGAGTTCGACACAATTATCGTAAAACCCCATAAAATAACGCCAAATCAGAATACACACGCCCCTATTTTCAAACTTTTCCACAAAGTTATCCACATTTATCAAAATCCAAAAAACTACATAAAATCAGTCATATTTAACGATAATCAAAACTTATACACATTATTCACAGTCAGAACACATGAAATCTGGTTATTTTGATAAAGTTATCCACAAGTTATCCACAAATTGTTAATAACTCATTAAAATCAAATATAAAACGAAACATATTCAGTAATATTCAGTAACAAAGGCAATAAATAAGCAAAATACCTTTTGGCATGGCGAAGTCTGTCTAAAACCTATACAAATGAATGAATTCGTGCTATACTCAAGACGGATAATGAAAACATAAGGTAAATATAAGGAAACATTGAAACTTATGGCGAATATTGGAAAATATATTGAAAACATGAAAAAAGGAGTAATAAATATGGATACAATACGAAAATCACGTAAATATATAGTAAATATTCTATTAAGTCTAGCATTGTGTGTTATTTTTGTTATTTTAATAAGAACAATGAAAGAAAAGGTAAAATATCAAGACATGTATGAAGAAATAGCAAATCACATAGAAAACACTAGTCAAACTGATCAAAACAGTGTAAATCGAGAAGAATACAGAAAAAGTCTAGAAAATATGGCGAAAAATAAAGGAAAATCGGTATCAGCGCAGAATATTAAAGTGAAGGCGAAAAATCTAATGAAAAATCAGAAATAGTAAATGAAATCACATTATCTAATGGTACATATAAAGTAGGGACAGATATAGCAGCAGGAACATATAATTTAGAAGTAATTTCAGGATTTGGAGTAATTACTGGCGAATTAGAGACAGGATTTATATGTGAACGATTAGGAAATGATAAATACACATCAAATACATATCAAGGATTAAAATTAAGTCTAAATGATGAATTCAAGATAGAAAATGGAGTAAAAATCAAATTCACACTAAATAAATAGTAAATTATGTAGTATATAGGTGTGGGGGTATATTTTAACATAAAAATAAATGAATATATATTTAGGTATAGTCATTGTGTGAAAAAGGAAAAAATATATAGGATTATTTATTTATATATGAAGTTTGGATACATATGATTGTTTAACGTAAGCTCATTGCATTCACTGCGTTCACTACGTTCACTTCGTTCATTCCATTCGAACTACCGCCTTACACTACGTTCACTTCGTTCACTACGTTCCAGTTGTTTGCACAACGCACCTTGCGGTGCTGTGCATGCCACGTTTTAATAAAATAAACGAATAAACTAGGTAAAATTAAAAAGGGTATTGACAAATATGGTAAAATATGTTAAAGTACAGATAAAGTTATGACTAGATAGAAAAACATATCAATTTCAAAATCACGATTTGCCACCCTTGAAAATACCAGTAATCATCGAAGAAAATGGATTCGACTATTTCTTAGGGATAATATATATATAATACTTATCCGTAGGAATCAGTCGAATAGATTTTTACCGATAAAACCTAGTAAAAATAGAGATATTTTTATGAATTTTATCATATAACCATTAAAAATGATAATAAAGAAAGGGAAAATTTAATGTCTAAAAAGAAAAAAGAAACCAATGCAATATTCGCCATAGGACAAGGACTAGAGAATTTAACGTATAAAAACATATCCGACAAGATAGAGTTAGGAGAATTAATTACATATAAAGAAGTATGTGACAGGTTAAACTTACCGTATTACACAGGTGGAGATCAAAAGAAAGCACAAATTAAAGAGATAAAGAGACACATTGAATTTGAGCCAGTAAATAGGAAATGGTTAATTCTCGACATCTATACTTCGCCATTGGACAAAGAAGTACGTGCAGTTCCGAGTAATTCAATATATGTAAAGTATGTAGAATGTGTTTTATTAAATCATTTAGGTAAGCAGCCAGGGAATGAAGCATATATAACGAAGAACAATCTATGGTTATTATTAGGAATGATAAATAATGAATATAATTTTTATAAAGATAAATATGATGATTTACATGAGACAAATGAATTAATGACATTTTTTGAAGTAAACAATTTTTATCAAAGAAGTAATTCATATTTATCAAAGATAGTAGATAGTTCATTAAGTAGTTTAAAGAGACGTTATTTAATAGAGTGGAATAAACCGTATATGATAAGTATGTCTGTAGGAGAAGGAAACCATCAATATCATGAAGCAAGTGTAGACGAGACAGAGAAGATATTAGAATTAAAGAGAAACACATTATTAGAGTTTGGATTTATAGATGAGAGGCAATTATTTTTCACAGATATAAAAAGGAAACAAGAATATTATAGTACACTAGAGAGAAAGTTCAAAGAGACATATGGATGGGATAAAGTATATAAAGCATATCATATTATATATAATAGAAAGAATGTCATAGATGCACTCTCCCACGATCAGGTTGAGTTACAGAAACTTGCTATTAATGAAAGAGTTATAGATAAGATGAATTTACAAGCGGAAAGTATAGCGGAAGAAAAAGGAATCAATTCTGATAATATAATAGATATGTTATTAGAAGGAGAAGATGTAGGTTTTACTTATCCATTGGTATATGTAGAAGTACAGAAGATGTTGTCAGAGAAATTATTAAGGATAAATAATATAAATATTGATGGATAAAAATATAAAGACATAGAGGTAAATATTATGAAAACTTATTATATAAAATCAAATAAATGTAAAGTATGTAAGCAAGAATTGCAACAAACTAAGCATGATGGTTTATTTTTATGTGCTGATTGTTGTTGTAAATTAGAGAAACAAATAAAATCATTATTAGAAGAAAAATCTGAATATGGAGAGTATATACAGGATGTCAGTTTAAATTATCTTACTAATTTTGGGAAGTGTAGTAATAAAACTACATATATTAAAATAAAGAATTATTATTTAGAACTCCCTACCTATAAATTAATGGAGATTATAGAATTAAATCCTGATATTGCAAATAATGATTTATTATTGGAATATTTAAATATAGAAATTAAAATATACACGTTGTATAAAGATAAATTATTACAAGATGAAATAAAGAGAGGCGCACCTGTGGCAAAAAGTCTTTGGATAGATGAATATGCAGAGTATTGGGATAATAAATATACTATGGAATATGAAGAAGTTTATTCAAAAAACTCTTGACAAATATTGTAAAATAGTGTATATTATAAGAAACTAGTTAAAATAATACAGAAAAGAAGTAGATAAATATGCATAGTTATGATTTTAGCGAATTAGAAAATAAAATAGGATATACATATAAAAATAGAAAACTATTAAGACAAGCAATGACACATACATCATTTATTAATGAAAAAAGAATGGATAAAATCGAAAGTTATGAAAGGCTTGAGTTTTTAGGTGATGCCGTATTAGAGATGATAAGTAGTGAATATTTTTATCAATATTACCCCAAGACTTTAGAGGGAGAACTTACAAAAATAAGAGCCAGAGCAGTATGTGAATCATCTCTTGCTATTACTGCCGCCAAGTTAGATTTAGGAAAATATTTATTATTAGGAAAAGGAGAAGAAAGAACAGGTGGCAGAAAAAAAGATTCCATCAATGCAGATGTTGTAGAGGCTATAATAGGTTCTATATATTTAGATGGTGGAATAAAAGAAGCAAAGCGTTTTATTTTTAAATATGTATTAAATGATTTAGAGAAGAAACAATTATTTTATGATGCGAAATCTATTGTAATGGAAATCATACAAACAAATAAGATACAAGGATTTGAATATAGATTAATTGGAGAAGAAGGAAAAGACCATGAAAAGACGTTTAAGACAGAAGCTGTATTAAATGGAAAACGTATTGGATATGGAGAAGGAAGATCTAAAAAGATATCAGAGCAATATGCATCGTATGAAGCATTGTTGGTATTGCGTAAGAAATATAAAAGCAAGAATTAGTAAAATAGGAGAAAATATTATATGAATACATTTATTATATTATTTGTGTTATTATTAGGTAGTTTGTTTGTTATCGTTGATAAGGAATATTGTTATTTTAAAAATGAAGAAGAAAAACGTAAAGCAAAGAAAAGAGAAAAGATTTATTTTATCTGTGCAGCAATTATTCTTCTATTGGTATTATTTATAGATATTAGAAGTTATACAATGCCATATACAATAGAGAAGACTTCTACTGAAAAGATTGTAGCATTGCAAGATAGTAATAATGTAGATGGCAGATTTTATCTTAGAAGGGGTACAATAGAAACTAAATTATACTATAATTATATGGTCAGTTTAGTAGGTGGTGGTTATAAAGCAAATAAAGTGCCCTCTAAAGAAACTACTTTGTATACTGTAGATGATAACTATAGAGTTGAGTGGTGGGAAAAGAAAAGAGGATATGGACTATCTTATCAAATTGAGAAGTATTGGAAAATTTATATACCAAAGAATAGTATAGTTGAAGATTATACAATTGATTTGCAGTAAATAATAAAGTAATAATTAGAGTAAATAAAATTAAATTATAATAAAAATATAAGGAGAAAACGAAAATGCCAGTACATGATGATTTAGGAATTAGGATGAAAGAGTCTTATGAGAAAATACCAAGAACAAAGTTAATGAGAAGAACACCAGTAATTATAAGAATTGACGGACGTGCATTTCATACATTCACAAGAGGATTTAAAAGACCTTTTGATGAAGTTTTAATTAAAACAATGCAGGAAACTACTAAATATCTTTGTGAAAATATCCAGGGTTGTGTACTCGGATATACTCAGTCTGATGAGATTACTTTGGTTCTTGTAGATTACCAGAAATTAAATTCAGATGCTTGGTTTGGATATGAAGTTCAGAAGATGTGCAGTATTGCAGCAAGTATGGCTACTATGGAATTCAATAGAAGATTTGAAATGAATGCAGAGTTGCATAGTGTTCGTAAAGTGTGTGACGAAGAAGGAAATGTTATTAATGAAGAAGAATATCAATATACTCTTGCTCATACAAATGCATATTGCAAAGGTGCAATGTTTGATGCTCGTGTATTTAATATTCCAAAAGAAGAGGTAACAAACTGTATTTATTGGAGACAATTGGATGCTTCTCGTAACAGTGTTCAAATGGTTGGTCAAGCAAACTTCTCTCATAAGGAATTGCAGAACAAGTCTTGTAATAATATTCAGGATATGCTTATGGAACAGAAAGGTATTAATTGGAATGACTTACCTACATATCAAAAGAGAGGTTCTTGTGTGGTAAGAAATAAAATTGTTCTTGAAAGCAATGGTATTACTGAAACAGCAATGTTAAGAGATACTTCAAAGTCTGAAAACGAATGGATTATTGACAAAGATATTCCAATTTTTAAAGGCGAAGGTAGAGAGTATATTGAGAGGTTAATTTAATGTACTCTTTCACTGCTGCTAAATAAATAATTATATAACAGAAAGGTAAAATATATGAATAACGAAAAATATTATTGGGAAAAGGAAGATTGTACTTTAGTACCAGTACATGAGTTAACAGATTTACATATTTGTCATATTGTTATGAAATTTGGAAAAGATAGATTGATTAATATGGGACATTCTGTTATTGTTGACAAGTTTAATGAATTAAATAAGAAATATAAATTTTTTGATATTGTAAAGGAATAAATAATACATGGATATATTATATAAAGCAAAATTAAAAAATAAAGACGCATGGATTGAAGGATTTTATTGTAATAAAAAAGATACTACTTATTGTTTTACTGAAGACTATGAGAGATTTCCAGTAGAAACACATCACTATATAATTAGAGATGAAATGACGGATTGGGGATTACCTAATGAATTTAGAGCATATGAAATAAACCCTGATACTTTGTGTAGATTTACAGGTGTAACAGATAAAAATGATATACAGGTATTTGAGAATAATATTGTTAAAACCCAATACGGAAGATTGTGTATAGTAATATGGTTTAGTAGTGATAGTCATTGCGGTTTTGATTTAAAACCAATATGTACAAGTGAGAATCTTAAATTAGAACCACCGTCAGAATATTTTTTATGGTCTAAATCAGAATTAGAAGTGGTTGGCAATATTTTTGACAACCCAGAATTATTAAAGTAAAAATCAAATAGAAAGGAAAATAAAATAAATATGGATAAACTCGATGGGTTTTTAAATAAAATGAAAAGAAAAGATGATAATAAAACTTGTGAAAGTGAACAAAGGTTAACACATTCATTAACTGGTAATACAACTGGAAAAAATAATATTGATACTTTAAATGAAATATTATTAACTACTTCTGTCCCACCTAAGACTGATGGAAATGTAGCGCAAGAGGATACATCATTAGAGAAATTTATTAAGAAAGAAAAAATCAAAAGAATATATGAAGATGATGATTTTGTAATTGATTTAATTAATGGTGCGTCACCAATGTTAAGGGTAATTATATTTGATAATGGTCAATATAAAGATGAAGTCATTGTAAAAAAGGATAGGAATATTATTCCGAAGAACTTAAAAAAATATTAGAAAAGGGAACATCATGAAGAAAAACAAAACAACGAAACAAGTTTATAAAAAAGAAGTAGAGATTTGTGGAGAGAAAGTTATAGCTGAATATTTTGTATCTGATGATAATTATTGTTCTTTAAAAAAGAAATATAAATTATTATGCTTATGGGATAAAATAACCATTCCATATTATAGAATGAAGATAAAAATAAAGGATATCTATTGGGAAATTCGTTATGCTGTTCAAAGAGTATATAAAGGATATGATAGTGTAGATGTTTTTGAGATGTATAGTATGTTTATTGACAGGTATTATAAAATTCTTACTAGATATAAAGAAACTATGCATGGTTATCCTGGAACAATGTCAGAAAAAGAATGGAATGACATTATTGATAAAATGCTTATGCATTTATATTACATGGATGAAAATAACATAAAAAAAGAATTATATAAAGATATACCAGAGAATTGGATATTGAGTTTAAATACTGTAGATTCAATTATGGAAAAACATAAGAATGAATTTTTTAAATTGTTTTCGGAATATTTTTATTGTTTGTGGGATTAAGAAAAGTGGTGATGTTAATGAAATTTTGGAAAAAAGATTTTAAATATGTAGAAGAAATAGATACTTATTATGGAAATATGTATATATTTTCTGTTAGTGGAGAATCTGCAAATTATTTAAAGAAAAAGTATACATTGCACTATCCTAATATACGAGTTAATTTATTTGATGATAATAGTATGTCGGTTGTAAGTATTACGGACAACAAATTACAAAGAGATATTACAGATATTGATGATAAAGAAGATTTAAAAGAACTTCTTCTTATTATCAAAACGGCACTGCCATTCTCTTACTGCCGACAAGACAATATGAATGATACGGAAGGAAGTGATTAAATATGAAAAAATATCCAATCAAATATAAAGGAAAAGAATATGAAGTAAGATGGATGAGTCATATATTTGGAACACAATTATATATTTATCAAGTTGATACATATAAGATATTGTTTAAAACCATTCAGACATATACATATAAATATGATATTGCGGAAGATTTTATTGTAGAAAAATTAGTAACAAATGGTATTTGTAAAGATGATCCAAATTATTATATCGAAGAAATCAAAGTCTTATTTGAGAAATGGGAAAAATATAAACATATAACAAAAGAATATAAAACAATACAAAACAATAAAGAAAAAGCATTGGCGGAATGGGATGGTGTTATAGAATGATTATATTAGATCCTGAAATGGGTGGTTGTCATGTATGGTGCATTGATTCAAATTTTAAAGAAAATTTTGTATCGTATATCAAAGGTACACCTAAAGAAGTATTAAATATTATTCTACCGTATATAACAACTTATGTAGATGCTGAAAATCAATGGGGAAACAGATATAAGACTTTAACTTTGACAGATATGATTTATATTGATCAATGTCCTTTGTCAAGAGAGTATGTAGATATTTGTAGTAGTATAGGACTATATATAAATATAGTGCCTGGCAAATCTTCTAGTAAATATTTTAGTAATCGAATATAAGGTCAAATAAAATAAAAAACAGAAAGGAAATAAAATATGAGAATTAACAAACTAAATAAAAGACCTGAAGAAATTGAAGATGCTATGGATAAGATGGATTATATTACAATGAATGGTTCAGAATGTTCAGTAGAATTATGGAATATATTATATTGTTATATAGAAGCTTTAGAAAATACTATTCATGAAATTATGCTTGAAGAAATGAGAAGAAGCGATGATGGTAAATAAAACTAATTAAAATTATAAGGAGTATAATATGTTAATTAAGGAACTCGAATTAAATGAAACAAAAAATATATCTTGTAAATACTGTGGTAGAAAAAAAGGACTAAAAGATAATAAAAAATCTAGTATAATGATTTATGGAATATGGAATTCTAATAATGAAAAACCAGATTATATGATGTGCAAGAGTTGTATGAATAAATTATTAAGTTTGGTAGCAAAGGGGTGATATATATGAGTGAAGTAAAATACACATTAGATAATTTAAAGATTGGAAATCATGCCAAAGAACGTTATGCATTAAGAATTATGGATAAAGATTCAAAAGCAGATGTTGCTGTATTTATTGCACAACACGAACAAAAAATCAAAGAAGATATTTTTAAAATGATTGAATATGGTACTCTTCTTTACTCTGGGCGTTCTGTGTCTGAATATAATAAGCAGCCTGTCAACATTTTTTTAAATGGTACATGGGTAATTATTGTAGACATTGCAAAAGAAAATGTTATTACTTTATATAGTATTGATCTTGGTCTTGGTAAGGATTTTAATCAGGAGTACATAAATAGATTATTGCAAAAACTTGAAGCTGCAAAGACTGAATATGAAAATATCAGTTTAGACATTAGAAAGCAGGCAGAAAATTATTCTTCTATTATTCGTGATAACGCAGAACAGATTAATGAATATAAAAGAATTATTAATACGTTGGAAGAACAAAACAAAGCATATACAGATGTAATTGATAGTTTGGAAGCAAATAAAATCATAGCAGAAAAAGATGTTAGAGATATTATTGCTACTATGATTGGAAAGAAAGTATTTTAAATTATATTAAATAAAAAATAAAAAGGAGATTATAAAATGCAGGAGAAAACACTTTTAATTGGATTAGACATTCCTAAATATCTTAAATCAATATGTGATGAATTTTTACATCTTGGAGTAACACCAGATATGACAGAAAGAGAAAGAAAGGCTTATAAAGCAGGAGTAGATGTGGTTTTGTCTTTATTAGACCAAGCGTGTAATGAAATGTTAGTAGAGAATGATAATGAGTTATTAGTACACGTTTCTAATATTTTAATAGCAGAAGAATTTTTTACAACAGATGAAATTATTAAAAAAATGAATGAGGTGTAATTATGACATTAGAAATATTACAGGCAGAAATGATTATTGCCATGAAAAACAAAAACAAAGTAAGAAAAGACGCAATATCTTCTATGATTGGTGCAGTAAAGAAAACTGCTATTGATCAGATGTGTAAAGATAATATTACAGAAGAGTTTGTAAATAAAGTTATTTTAAAGGAAAAGAAAACAGTTCAGGAAATGGTTGATACTTGTCCATCAGATAGAACTGAGCTAATGCAGGAATATACTGAGAGATTAAAAGTAATTGATGAATTTGCTCCACAAATGATGACGGAGGAAGAAGTTCGTCAAGCAGTATATAATATTGTTTCTTCAGTTGATATTTTCCAGACTGGTAAGGGTGCAATTATGAAAGTAGTTATGCCAAAATTAAAAGGTAAGGCTGATGGAAAGCTGATTAACCAAATTGTAACAGAGATTTGCGAAAAAACAGGTGAATAATGCAAAAAGAGTATACTAAAGAAGAAGTTGTTAGTATGTTACAAAATTTGCATCATGAAATTAACATGCCAATTACTAGTAAAATTTTAATTGACACAAAACACATACCTACAATGGGAGTATTTAATAGATTGTTTGGGAATTGGAAAAACGCCTGTAATGTAGCTGATGTTCCATTTAAACCTAATAGTCAAAAATTTGATATTTGTAATGCACAAAAAAAATTAGATATAAGAAATGGAAACTTTGATATTCTTGAATTTGCACATACTAGGTCGAAAGCAAAAATAAAATGTAGAACATGTGGGTATATTTGGGATACATATATATGTAATTTATATGATAATACATCAAGTAGTAAAGGTTGTCCTAACTGTCATAACCAAGATTGTAAATATATAGAAAAAATAAAAAATAATAATTTAATTCGAATTAAATATTTGCATAATGGGAAAAGCATATTTAAGTGTACTAAATGTAATTATGAATTTGAAGCGTTTTTGCAAAACGTTATTAGTGATAATTTTCATTGTCAAAATTGTTCGAAGGTTGATGATAAACAATATAAGATGGTTAAACTATTGAATAATTCTTTACAATCTTATTATATATTAGGCTTTTTATTTGCAGATGGGCATTTTTGTGATAACGGAAGAATGAGTTTATTTGTAAAAAAATCAGACAAAGACATTATAGATAAAATTGTTGAATATTTAGATATACAAGATTCTGTTCGTGTAGAAAAATTATCATATGGTTTTCAATGTATGGATACATATTCGTCACAAATATTAAAAGATAAATACAATATATTAAGCAATAAAACATATCAACCATGTGATATATCTTTATTACAAGGTGATGAATTTATAGCATTTTTAATAGGATTTATTGATGGTGATGGGCATGTAGGATTTAGAACAGACACCAAAGCCCCTAGAATCATAATCAAATTACATAAATCGTGGGAAGACAATTTGAATTTTATAAGTAAGACGTTATATGGGTTATGTGACAAAAGAAAATACCCTAAAGCGATACAAGTAAAACAAAAACAGGGAATTTATACATCTGTAACCTTTGGAGATAAAGATGTATTAAATATGTTAATAAATTTCATTCAAACAAATAGTTTATTTTGTTTGGAAAGAAAATGGAATAAACTAATTAAAAATAAATAGAAAGGAAAATGTCGTTTATGTTAAATTATTATATAGGAGACTTACATCTTGGACATTTGAATTCTATGAATAAATTTGATAAAAGACCATTTAAAACGTTAGATGAACAAGATGAGACAATTATTTCAAATATTAATAAAGTAGTTACTCCCCAAGATAATCTTTACTTTTTAGGAGATGTGTCGTGGTATAAGCCAGATAAGACCGCAGAATTATTGCAACAGATTAAGTGTAAAAATAAATTTTTGATTAAAGGAAATCATGATCGTTGGTGTAAAGATGGTGCATGTAAAAGATTGTTTCAAGGGATATATGATTATAAAATGATACAAGACGGAGATGCAAATGTTGTACTCTCTCACTATCCTATTATGTTTTATCAGAATCAACATAGAAATAGTGTTCATCTTTATGGTCATGTTCATAATAGTCGTGAAGAAATGTTATTTCAAGATGCTTGCAAACATATTACAGAAACCACTGATATTCCTATGAATTGTTATAATGTAGGTTGTATGACTAAATATATGAATTATACACCAAGAACATTGCAAGAAATAATCTCTGCAAATAAAACTAATTAAAATTATATCTTGACAATATATGGAAAATATGTTATTATAACTTCTAAAAGGAGATAGTGATTTGTTATTAGGAAATTATAAAGGCAATTATTTATTAGATAATATGTGTGGTTTCAAGAAAAATCATATGTACGAGTTAGAGATAAATAACAATGGAAGAACATATGAGATTGTTGCTATACATGATTATACTGATGAGTGTACTGTTGATTTGTATATGAGATTATCTAGTGAAAATAGTATTCGAAGGTATTTTGATTTAAATGCATAAATATAATTAGGACGGTGAAGTATGTCAGAATATGGACTTAAGATAAAAAACTTCGAAGCAGGTTCTTTATATGGGTATAACTTAGGTGTCAGGGATATCTTAGATAGTACAGATGCTATGCTGACCAATAGTTTGTTTAGTGATTTTCTTAAAGAGAATGGTTTAAATATTTGGAAAGGAGAATCTACTAGGGATGTAATTTGTATTGAGTTTAATTATGGTACTAGGTCATACGAAGAAGAAGTGGCTAATTTTGATAAAATCATTAAACAGTTAAATAAAGATGACAAATTATCAGAAGAAGAAAAAGTAATTAAAATTAAAAGAATAGAAGAATTAAAATATAGAGCAACTGTAAATAAAGATAAGTTTTGTAAAAAAAGCAAGCAAGAGATTCGAAATATTTTTTATACTGAAGGTGTAGATATTACATATAGAACTTATAATAAAAAATGTGAGATTATCAAAGAAGAGATAATACATTATAAGATGTTATATAGAACACCAGGAAAAGCTAAAAAGGGTTCTTGTATGTTTATAAACGAGAAGCTTTATGATATGGCTAGAGAGTTTTTATATATGGGAATTAGTTTACCTATAGAAAATTCGCCTATTGTAGAAATGGGTGCTTACTCTTCTCTTATTACTTCTTCTATTGTTGGAAAAGTACAAATATTACCTGAACAGATTTTAGTGGTTAATGACGTAGATTCGTTTTTTAATACTAAAGTAATTAGTGTCGAAACCGATGAATATAAACATTGTAAAGCAGTTCCTATGGATGATTATAGAGTAAAGAATACTTTATTTGATGGGCAAGCATTAATTGATACTTCTATCTTTCCAGAATGGGGCGAAGGTTATATTCTTCTTAGACATCATTTGTGTAAAATGGCAGCGTTTCATTCTAATATTCAAAAATTCATGAAAGATTATTTTGGTGATGAATATGAAACTGCTACTGTAAAAGATATGTTTGGAAATGATGTCAAAGTAAAAGATATTAAACTAATTACCACTGACAATGCAATGAAATGGCTTAAATTTGATGTCACATATGATTATTGGTGTGATTGGGTTAGAGCTAATAATAGTATGTTTGGTATAGTTAAAACTGCTCATAAGAGTAAACTTGGTGAAGTACAAAGAATGAGTTATCAAATGATTAATGCTTTAGACATTGATATTATGCCTCAGGTTGTTCAGTGTAGTATGGATTATATTGAACAACTGAAAACAAATGATGATGTTTTTCTTGATTATTTAAGAGATAACACAAACTTCTCGAATGACTATGAAGTTCTTGTTGCATTAGTGGAACAGGATAGAGATTTTTTAAGAAGTGAATATTTTAGAGATAGAAAAAGAAAAATTATTGAAGCATATGTTTTAAATTTTAAGAATGGAAAGATTATTCAGAATGCTGACAATCTTGTTATTGTTGGTTCGCCTTATGCAATGTTGCTTCATTCTGTTGGAGAAGATGTAAACCAAGATAATACCTTTAGTGTTGAAGAAAATTGCATCCAATGTTTTACAGAGAGATTTGATGATGGTGAATATTTAGCTGAATTTAGAAGTCCTTTTAATAGTAAAAATAATATGGGATATTTGCATAATGTATATCATGATAAGTTATTTAAATATTTCAATTTTGGAAAACAAATTATTGCAGTAAATATGATTGGTACGGATTTTCAAGATCGTAATAATGGATCTGATATGGACAGTGATAGTATTTATACAACAAATCAAAAAGACATTGTAGAATATGCAAAGCATTGTTATTTAACTTATCCGACCATTGTAAATAATATTCCAAAAGAAAAAAACTCATATAATTATTCTTTAGAGAATTTTGCAAACATTGACAATAATCTAGCCGCAGCACAATTGGCTATTGGTGAATCAAGTAATTTAGCACAGATATGTTTAACATACACATATAATTTTGATGACCAGAAATATAAAGATTATGTTTGTATT